AACGGATAGACACTATCCGAGAACGGATTGTACATATCGAACGGTCCCTGCTGCGGTGTGCCGTCGACCTTGGCGGTATAGCGTATCAGACCCCTCATGCCGCTCTGTCCCTGATCTCCTGGGCGGTACGCCCGTCCGGAGAGACGATAAGCTGCTCGCCATTGGCATCCGCTTCATAAATCTCAGGCAGCACACCGTCCTGCACGAACTGTTTGGTATCGACAAATGTGCCATTGTAATAATGGTTAATAATCGGCCTTGATCTCTCTTCTTGATATGATGGTGCCGGAGGCTGTGATGGAACTTGTGGAACTGAAGGTGCCGATGGAGATGCCGAGGAAGGCATGCTCACAGATGGCGCGGACATGGAGATAGAACCTCCGCCGAATTTTGCACTTGCAGTCGCCGCCAACTGCTGGCCTCCGTAAATGATGGCGGCAAGTCCGGCGGCAGGACCGAGAATGTGTCCGATAAAAGGAATGGCCGATGCAGATTTATAGGCATTGACGGCCATCGCCGGCGTGCTGGCGATGATGCTTGACATATTGGCAGCCTTGCCGACCTCGAACATCGCCCGGCTCTTCGTATTCTGTAGCGACGACAGCATGCCCATGATACCGGCCGTCGCCTGCAGCTTGCCCATCTCTCCCTGCTTCCACAGATCGACAGACTGAGTCAGGTACTCAGAGGTGTTGCTCATCAATGTAGCGAAGTTCGTCGTCTGCCCGGTCTGGAACAGAGATCCGAACTCCTGCTGCATCATCAGCGAGTCATCGTAATATTGCCGCTGCTTCTCCAGATCGGTTTGCCACGGATCGATGCCACCGGCGGATCCTGCACCGGTATCCTCATTGGCTGCACCGCCGCGGATCGGACTTGCCTTGCCGCCGACATCGTCGTTCGCAGCCCTTGCTGATCCGGTACGTCCGCGCTCGAGTGTATTGAAGAATTTGCCAGCCTTCTTGTCGATGGCGTCCCAGCTTTTCTTCAATGCTTCCGTATCGCTGTTCAGCCTGCCCATGGAATCGGCGCCAGTTGCTTTGATACCATCCTCGAGGAGCTTCAGCTCTTGGCGCATCCCCTGAACATCCTTCTTCGCCTGTGCGTACGGTTCGCCAAGACCGCCAGGCAACTCCTCGAGCACATCGTACAGCTCCTGCACGCCGGCAAGGATAAAGTCGATCGACTGAACGGAAGCAAGGGCAACGGCATCGATGCCGATGCGCACGCCGTCTGCTGCCACATCCAGCGTCGACAGGCCCTTGGCGGCCAGGGCCCCACCGGTGACGATCCACTGCATCGATGTAATCAGGTTATCGGAGATGGATTTCGCGAGCTCGTCGACGCCTTCCCTGTTGTTATCGATCTCGAGCAGCAGGTCGGCCAGCACGCCCTTGGACGATTCGAATACGCCGGCATCGCCGATGTTTTTCTTAAAGAGCGTCCACTGGTCGGACATGTTCGACGACATGCCTTCCCAGGTTGTCGCCAGCCTCTCCATACCGCCGGCATACTTCTCATTCCAGATTGCGGTCAGCGTGCTTTCGATCATCTTGGCATTGTTCTGAGTGACCGATGTGCGGGCCCGGCCGGATGCATCGACCCAGTTATATGTAATCTCATCTCCCTGCACCTTCGCCTTGATGCCGAACTCCTTGAGGCGCTCGTTCTCTCCTGTCATGGCATCGGCCAGTGCCTCAACGGAGGCTATCAGCGGCTTGCCCATGGCGGCGGACGTATCTCCGAGCGTGCGTAGTGTGCCATTCACAGGATCTATTCCGTAGGCCCTCAGGCGCACGAACGATTCGGTGACTCCTTCAAGTTCATAAGGCGTGCGCGCGGTAAAGTCGGTGATCCACTCCATGCTGGATGCCGCCCTGGCCTGGCTCCCTTCGATGGTGACAAGCTGAGTCTGGAATCTCTCGAACTGTGCAGAGGTATCGATCACCATCTTCAGAACGGCCGCCTCTGATGCGGTGGCGGCAGCAGTTACGGCAGCGAGCGATCCGGAAATCTTGAGCGTCTGCGATTCGACCGAGCGCAGGCCGGCGATACCTTCGTCGACCTTGCTCCTGACCTCTACCCACATGGTCTCCTTATCGCTCACGATTCTGCTCCCACATATCCTCCATCACCTTGTCGACCTCGGCATTGACGATCTCGGCGGCTTCAAGCGTGAATGCCGGCTGCTCTTCCCAGCCACCACCTCTCGGCATGATGCCGTTGCGAAGCCTTTTGGCAGTCATGAATACCGTCTGCATCTGTCCGAAAAGCTGTACCGGGCATTCATGCATCTCCTCATCGACTGATACACCTGGAAGCCAGCGAACAGGTTCCACGCTTCTGCATCCGCCGGGTGGAATCAGCCGTTTGTTTCCATCTTCATCCGGCCAGGCGAGTGGACACTCTTCGCACTTCTTTCCTGCTGCCCATGCCCTGGCAGCAGCCCTTATTTTTTTTCACTCTCCTCACGCTCTTCGGCAGGCGGGAAATAACAGTCGTCGACCATGCGGCCGATCTGCTTCATCTGTTCCATACTCTCTTCGTCGCCAGGATCGTATGTCTTGGAGATCTTCAGCGGATCGTGATCCGTTCCATCGATCGAGATCGATTCGATGCAGTTCTCCAGTGCAAAATGGGCAAGCATTGGATATCGAGGCATGCCTGACATCAGCGCTCGCTGCGTGACGCCCATCATCTGGGTTTTGAGCTCCGTGCTGGGAGCTTTCAAAATGATATCGATCCCGTTCTCTGAGAGCGGCTCCGGTTTTGACCCATCGAGAAATTTCATCGGCTTCTCCTTTAGAATGTCAGCGACCAGGCGGAGTCACCGCCCAGCACTTCGTAAGTTTTGTCGCGGCGGAACTGCCCGTGGGCTTCGGTTCCTTTCATATCGGTGAGGCGGCAGACAGGGCATGAGAGCACCATGCCTGTCCAGGTGGCGACGATGGCGATCGTCGGGCTCGACAGGATCTTGTCCCACTCAATGGCATTGGCGACGGCCAGCGGATCGAGCGTGATCATCGGGGCATTATCGACCACATATGCGTGATAGCCTTTGCTATCGATACGTGATTCAAGCTTGTTGCCAGCATCGAAGCCGAGCTTGCTGATGCCGACCTCCGAGCCGTCCTCGGTGATGACGGTGACGCCGGCGAAACCGAGCGCCTGGTCGGTGCGTGGTGACACGGCCGGCGCGGCCGCATCCGGAGTAGGGGTGGCATAACCGCCCTTGAGATCGAAGCTCATCATGGATCGCTGATTCTGGGAGGCATCGAGCTTGAAGTTGCCGCGCACGCCGGCAACCATGTACTCCTTGCCGGCTTCATATGCGCCGATCGATGTGGCCGGAGCGTTGGCGACATCGAGATGCGTTTTCGGCGTATAGACGACACTGACGCCGGCGTTGATAGTCTCCAGGCAGCCGCAGGCTCCGGCCAGGAATTCGGCGATGTCCGGCGGCACGCTACCGGCAGCCGGAGCCTTGCGTACCGGGATCTTGACCGGGAACGGGAACTCGACAGCGGCATCGTACTGCGCCGGGTTCTGGTCGTGCCCGAAGTGCTGCTTCACTTTCGAACTGGTATCGAGGCGCTTGAACCCGGGGGCGATGATCGGGAAATCGGAGATATCGCGGACGGCATCTCCGGCAACCAGTGTCTCGAGCGTGCCTGGCACTGCCTCTCGCTTGGCGAGCAGCGCCCGCTGGAATACTGAATTTGAACCTGCCATGACTTAATCCTCCTTCACTTTGCGGGTAACCTTGATACCGGCGGACTTCACCGCCCTGGCCTCGTCTGCCGACAGCTGCACGTTGCTTGTCCCGGGCACGACGTGCCCGACACCGGGAACGTGAATGCCTTCCTCGCTCTCGTTGGTGATGGTGTATGGTTTGCGTTCCATAGCTCCTCCTAGAACCCAGCCGACCGTGAGGCTGTGAACATGAACGTATTGAAGTGGTGCGGATGGTTGACCTGCTGATCGCCGAGACGTTCGGACAGCTCAAGATTGGTGAGCAGTTCGCCGAGCGCACCGCCGCTCTCGATCTTGCGATCGGCGATCAGTGCAATGCAAATCAGTTCCATCAGCTCGGCCTGCAGCTTCACTGCAAGCTCGATGTCGTTGTGCAGGAGGACAGTTCCTAAGCTGTAATCCTCGGCCAGAAAGTTTCCGGTCGAATAAGCGGTGACGGATCCCGGCTCACAGACGATGGCCACGCATGGAATCTGCTCCGGGCGAATCTTGGCCTGACCGGATAGCTTGCGGTTGCCGATCAATACGGTCAGTGACTTGCCGAAATTGGTTGTCGCCCAGGTGTCTATGGCGGCATCGGCTTCGATCACCGTGCGCATGCGCAGCATGACATCGTATTCCGTAGACATCAGGTGAGTGCCACAGCCGCATGCAGTGCGGCGCGCATGTCGCGCAGGCCGGCCTTGCGGGTGTTCTGTACCGCATCGCTCTCGAACTTGCGATCTCGGTGAATGGTTGTGGCATAGATGGCGGTATTGACCAGAAATGCTTGCCCGGATCCGGCACGCAGGCCGTGCTTGCTCCGGCCAGGCAGGATGTAATCCTCGCTGCGGCGCAGATGCCCGCTGCGCACCGGGACCGGATAGGCGCCTGCGGCATCCGCATTGCTGCCGGAAAGAAGGCGCAGCGATTCCCGGTGAGCGCGAAGCACCCATTTGCCGAGGCCGCGATCCAGCGCCGGCTTGATGCGATCGGCACGCCGGCCAATGCGGCGGGCGACATCGAGAGCATTGCTTCCAGGCTTAAGCACTTATATCCTCGAACGGGCTCGACAGCACGGCGCCGAAACCGGGTGCGCTGCTCGGAGACGTTGCAGCGGAAGTGGCGGCCGGAAGCTGTGCCAGTTCGCTCTCGGCCATCGCCCGGTAATCGGCAGCGAAGGTACGGAACCTGGTAAAGCCGATCGCCTTCTGGTCCTGGTTGCCGATCAACGTCTCAGCGCTCTCACGGTTCATGCGACGCATCCAGAGTTCTGCACATGCAAGAAAGCGCTCGGCACGCTTCACGTGTCCGGCAATGATCAGATCGGCCGATGCATAGTTCGTATCGCCGGCGCGCTGTTGCACGACCAGCGTAACCTCGTCTAGCAATGCCTGGGCATAGGTTTCCCATGTCGTGGAATTTTCTCCGAATTGTTCCGGAGCGAATCCTTCGTTGAGAAGTTCATCCGGTGTATTCTTCGTAGACATCAGCTGAACCTCTTCTTGAGTGCATTCTCAAGCATGAAGATAGCCCGGCTTCCCATGTGACCGGATATGCCTGCCATTGCTGCTGTCAGAAGCGGGTCGAATCCCTGCGAGCTGCAAAGCAGATAGGTGATGATCCCGGCGAACCCGCTGATGACGATCTCGCCGAAAATCTCCGACAGACTCCACTTCTGCGATTCGCCTTCTCTTACCTTCCTGATGTAATTAACCAGGCCTCCCCATACGGATAGCAGTAGCATCCAGATCCACGTAAGAGCAGGGCTATTCAGCCATTCAATGGCGGCAGATATCTTTTCAGACACCTTTCCCTCCAATGATCTGTGTTTTTTCTTTCGATCCGCTCGATGAGCCGAACCAGAAGTTCAGTATCTGGGTCTGGGCTGTTGTCAGGATGCCCATCAGCACCAGCACCAGGTCGTGCAGGCTGTCGGCAAACGAGACCGAACCGGTAAGGAACAGGTAGAGCGCCGCGGCATAGGCCAGCGTATAGACCACGGAGAGGATCACCTGCGGCTTGCGTCCTGTTGCTGCGGCCATCTCGCGCGCACTGCTACGATCGGCCTGGTTGATGCGCTCCAGATCGATGTCGAGCGACTTCATGTCCTTCACGAACTGATGCTCTGCCTGCTTCAGGGCAAGCATTTGATCGGGGGTCGCGCTCTGCATGGCGGCGGCCAGCTGCTGCTCTTCGTTGCCCGCTTCCGGTGTAATGCCGAGGGCGGTCAGACCGGCAGATACGGCAAGTCCGGCTACCGGACTGCCGATCGCAGAGGCGAGAGCGGGAGCGACAGTTGCGAGTGTTCCTTTCCAATCGAATGACATCAATAGCTCCAGATCCATGGTCGCGGCTGGCCCGGTGCGTTCGGAAGATCGTCGAGGTGGATATAGCGGGAACCATGCGGACCTTTCTGGCTAATGCCGATTCCGGTAAAGCCGTGCTCACGAGCAAGCGTTACAACACTGAATGCATTCTCTCCGGATACCCTTACATCGATAGCATGGCCAGTGGTGTGCGGACCGGTTAATCCGGTGTGGCTCACCTTGGCATTATGCTTCGGGCAGCGGTAGGCACTGGATAGCGGCAGCGGAAAGCCGCAGTCGGCTCGCAGTGCCTCAAGCTTCCACAATGTCTCCTCGTTCATTTCATTCGCGCCACAGCAGCTGCAGGCAAGCTCATGATTCGGAAAGTGCTTGGTGTCGTTCATATAGCCTCCTGTTCTGTTTCTCGAAACTGGCCGCTCTCGTCATCCTGACTTCGCGGCATTCTGGCATCCTGCCCATCAGCTTGGAGAAACAGCCGGCCCGGCATGGGGCCGGCTGATGCGCTCACTTCCTACCGATCAGATGAGTCAGTGATCGGGAATGGGCGCGAACGTCACGCCGGCGACGATGAGTTCCGAGTACAGGCTTCTGCTTTTAATATCTGAAGAGCCGGCGCCAATATGAGCGGGCGAATTGCCAGATGTTTTGTATGCGATTGCTGGAGTAGTGGCTGCCGGTTTCAGTCCGTCGTTTACGGGGAGCGTCAGCCGATGGCCTGTCGAGGCCATACCGGGTGTGGCCGTTCCATGCTCCTGCATCCACGGCATTCGGGCATCCTGCCCAGCATGGAAGGCGGTGCAGCTGCCGGCCAAGGCCGGCTGCGGCGTGCATGCCACCATCGCCACAGCAATCAGCAGCATGGCTGTGATCAGAAAGGCGGGGTTAATTCGAGTAAAAAAATTCAATGTTCTTCTCCTTGTTTAGATTTTGAGGGTGTGAAGCGGGCCGAAGCCCACTCCACGTCTCCCCTTATTCGCCGTTCTCGACTCCTGACTGTTACGCCAGAGCGATCCGGCGTACCTGACCGGAGTCGCCGATCACGGCATTGTGCTTGCCGCGCCAGTCGTACTCGGTCCCGCGTACCTTGGCGTTGCGTGCCTCTTCGGCATTCAGCGCCTCCCACTCTGCGGACTGCAGGGTGTGACCGGGCAGAACAACGTAGGTGGCCGCGACCTTGCGGGAGATGATGATCTCGTCGATATCGGTCATGACCTGGCCGTTGTTGTTGTTCGGGTTGTCGAAGCGGGCTGCCAGCGCCTTGGCGACAACACCGCCGTTGATGCGGTTGTTTGTGAGAATCTTCATGGAAGCACCCTCATCGACGCTTAGCTTGTCGCCGACCGCGGTCAGGATCGCATCGGCAGCCTTGTCGATGGTCTTCTCGACCGTGGTGTCGAAGGCGATATCGATACCGGCACGGAGCGCGGTGAACAGGCCGTAGTGGTTGCTCGCCTCGAGGTGCGCGTACTTGCGAACGGCCGCTGCGAACAGCTGGTCGATCTTGTAGTACTGGTTGAAGCGCAGCCAGTTATCGAGGATGGCCATGCCGGCGGCATATTCCAGGAACCCGACCGAGCTGGTGGCGGTGGTGATCTTGCGAGCCTTCGACTCTTCGCCTGGCTTGATCTGGGTGAAGGTGATGCCGTTGTTGACATCCAGCACGTCGAAGGTCGGCGCGGCCGATCCGGTCATGTCGAGATGATCGAACAGGCGGCGGAAACCGAAGTCCGGAAGTCCGGTCTCGCCGATCGACTCGGTGACCAGCACCTTCGACGGCACGCCGGCCAGATTCGGATCGTAGGCATTGCGGACGCCCATCTTCGGATTGCGCAGCTTGTCGAACTGCGTGTTGACGGCGCCGATGAAGTTTTTCAACGCTTCCTCGTTGCCGGAGAATGCACCGTCGCGCGCAGCTGCAGCGATATCGATGCCCATTTTACCTTTGAACTTTTTCATGATTCTGAACCCTCCTTACAGATTCACTTCGTTGGTGAGATAGATCTGGGCGACAGCATCGCCTGATGCGGCGTCCTCGGTGAACACACCGCACTTGGTATTGGCGGTGGCTACATTGGTGAATACCTTGGCGGTGTCGTCCCAGTAGGCGGTTTCGCCTGCCAGGATGGCTACGGCAGCTTT